TCACTACGTACAATATCTGCCTCTGTTAGAGTAAAAACGTGGATACCCTTTTCTTTACTCTCAACATCATTAAACACATTGCACATTTTTTCAAACCCAGACTTACCGTTGATATCGGATTGCATTGGGTCTCCGCATATAAACAGTTTGCTAAATTGACCCACACGTGTTAATAGGGTTGTTAGCTCTCTAAATGTACTGTTTTGAGCTTCGTCCATAATAACAGCTTTGGCATTCCAAGAAAGACCGCGAAGATATCCTGTTGGTTTACCTTCAATACGTCCTTCTTTTATTAATGTGTTAATATCGGCTTTACAGAGCAATTCTTCAAGCTTTTCCATTAAAGGTTCAAGATACGGTGATAGTTTCTCTGCTGCATCGCCCGGGAGGTATCCCATTTTATTATCTGAACTCTCAACTATACTACGAATATATATTAAATCAGAAACCTTCTTTAAATTTAAAAGCTCCAAAGCTACTAATGTAGCTAAAAAGCTCTTACTACTACCTGACGGACCTGTAATAAATACGATTTTTGTATGATTGTCTAAAGCGAGTTTAAGAAATTCTTTTTGTGTCTGTGTTAAATCCGGCCTTTGTCGAATCTGTACCGGCCTCTCTAATTTATTACCTTGATGTACTATTAGACTTTTGTCTTTTGTATCATTAGTGTTGTTATTTTGTTGTTGAGTTTGTTTTTGTTTTTGGAGACGCTTTTTTTTACTCATCTATAAAATACTTAGTTTAAGTCACTTCAGAAGGGAAGTGTTTATTCACCACGATATGATATCCCCTTGATGCGAGTTCTGGCCCAACTTCTTTAAACGAACCTTGTCCAGGATGATATATAGGATATGTAGAAGTATATATCTTTCTATCGTGATCAGCTACTGCATCAGTTTCTACAAGTTTTTGTTTGTAGCCTGCTTTTTGTATTCTTAAACAATAATCTAAATCTTCTCCGTAGCCAGGGCTGAATGCTTCATCAAGGTAGTCCATTTTAACCATTATATCTCTGGATAAACCTACGCAGAAAAAGGGAAAATAGATTTTATGTAAGAACGTCATAGGTGCAACACCTGTAACAGCTGTATTACTATCTTGCTTTAATGGGTTTATAAGTTCATCTAACCACTTATTTTTTGGCCAATAGTTTAATAGCTTTACATCGGTGTTCATTAACAAAATATAGGGTGTAGTAATCATTTTAAGCCCCATATTAGTAGCTTTAGTAAAACCTAATGCTTCAGAGTGCCACACGAACTTAATTGCGGGGTTATCTAACCCTATTAAGTACATTAAACTCTCTTTATCACTACCATTCAACACAACCAGTACATCTGTATTAGTTAAATCGGTGGTTTCAATTATAGAGTTCACACAAGTCTGTAATAAACTTACTGGCTTATAAGCTGGTATTAAGATGGTAACATCTTTCATTATTATTAATTACTCAGGGTTGCAAATAAGCAATAAGAAACCCGCGTCTTGCGACGCGGGTTCTTTTTAGAACACTTTTTATTAAGTGTAGACCTCTTAGAGGAATACGCTTTGTGTACCAGGTGTAAAGGATTGATGTAATCCTGTTACAATGATTAAGTGGTAGTATAATGCTGCACCGAAGATGTGGTCAATAACGCCATAACGGGTCATTAAACCAACACGTGGACTGAAGTCATTAGGTCCGATTGTACGTTGTACCAATACTGGAATGTATGGGCAGTAAACGATACCGGTATCATAGTATTCAGCACCCTTATAACCTAATAGAGCATACTCTAATGGGTTTGTACGGGAACCAACTTGATATTGAGCTTCTGTACGTGTATCACGGTAAACATTGAAACGTCCACCAACTGTACCTACCTTAGCGATACCAACAGGTTGAGTGTTGACATTACCTTGGACAGGGAACCATTGGAACTCAGGAAGCATTTCTAACATTGCGCAAACGCGAGGTGTAGCAACGATGAAGTTAGCAGCACCACGACGGTTACGGATAGCAACGCGGTTAGCTTCAACGATAACACGTGCATAGAAGTCACGGTTACGTTCACCTAACCAACGGCCGTCAGCTGAGATTGGAGACCATACTGAATATCCTTGACCGTAACCAGCGTTAATAGCAACTTGGCACATACGGATAATCATTTCACGGTCGATTTCAGCTTGAATTTCGTACGACATAGCGTTCGTTAATTCATTGTCAACGTCGATACCGTTCATGTTCTTGAGATCTTGCTCAAGTTCAACGGACCAACGAGCTGCTAAACGACGTGTACCAGCTTCAACTGCTGTCTTTTCAAAAGCAACAACCATCTGAGGGATGTTTGAGCTTAATTCAAAACCAGCTAATAGCTGAGCAACACCGTTATCTGCAGCACCGTTTGCAAGACCTGCAATTTGGAATGCTTCTGAACCTGTGATTGCTGTAGCACCACCAGATAACCATGAAGCAGAAGTACCTGTATAAGCTGTATTTAAATAGTTCCAGCCTGTTTCAGTTCCTTGGGAAGCTGCTGTCCAGCCTTGAACGTTGTTTGAAGCTGCACCATAACCACCGTCTGGGCTTGTAGCACCGAGTGGAGTGTCTTCATAACGATAACGTAGAGCAAATGCGAGACCAACAGGACCACTCATAGGTTGAACACCAACGATTTCGTTTGTGATCAATTCTGGGAAAGTACGACGGATCATCGGAATAAGGATCTTTGGCAGACGAGCATCACCAGTAGCATAGAAGTCACCTGATGGCTTACCACCGAAACCCATGGAGCTTGCATTACCGAATGCGCCGTTAGCACCTGCGGTGTTGGACGCTTCGTTTAAGCACCATTGTTCTTGATTTTCAAGAAGGATAGCTGTGTTTAGCTTTGTGTGATCATCTTTGATCGCTGGGGTTGCATCATCAGCATGCTCGAGCAATGGAGCCCACTTTTTGAGTAAGCTTGCTGCACGATCCTGATTGATGTAAGATTGTGAAGGTTTGATTGATTTCATAACTAATATTTTTTTAAACTAACAATATCTCAAGCGATAGACATCGCTTCAACGTTGATAATTATATTTATATAAAACAATCCCCTTTTTAGGTAGTTTTGCAAGATTTTTTAAGATTGTCTGATGCCCAAAGTGGCTGCAAATTTGTATAATGAAAACATTCTTTTACATGTAAAGGATTTGTTAAATCAAACGACTTAACAGGCTTAATATGATCAACATGCCATAATCCGTAATTATCATCTCGCATACCCGGTTGATATTTATTTCTTAAAAACTCTAATAATTCTTTTTCAGTACAGCCTAATAACTCTTTAGTTCTATTAGTTTTTCTAAATGTTTTTTCTTTATTATTAATAACAGATTTTAACGCTATCCATATACGATTCTGCATATTACGTGCCAAACGAAACGAAAGGTTTTTTTGTCTCTTTTCTTTTACATATAAGTTATACTTTTCTCTTACATCCGATTTGCGCATATAATGTTTCATATAGTTTCGAAACTTTTCTAAGTTTTTTTGTCTGTAATTTAAGTTGTATTCTTTTATTCGTTTTTTAATAACAGGGTCCTCCCTCCATATTTTAGAACGTTTTTTAATATCATCTTTACGTAATTCTGCTTTTGCTTTTAGTATTTTTTTGTTTTTTTCGTAATATATTTTAAGATAGTTTTTCATAATTCGGTATGTGCTTAACAAAACTTCAACATTTATTTATAAAAAAAGCCCGATTTCTCGGGCTTTTGTATAAAAATCTGATTTATTTATTAGTACTTTTTCTTAGTAAACTCAGATACGTAAAGGTTAGCAACTTGTTGTGCACCTTCTTCTGCAAACGATTCAGCTGAAGAATAAGACTTGGATTCGCTCAATACTTTCTTAGCCTCTGGTTGAGCAACATCAACACCTTTAGTTTTATAAGATGTGGATTCTTTAAGAACTTGAACTTCATCTTCTTCTTTCTTATCATACATTTCTGCTACGTAATTGAAGTTTTCTTTAACTGCTTCTATCTTCTTTTCGCTGAGAACGCGGAGCATATAATCTTTCTTAGCTTTTGGAAAGTTTTCAAGTTTCTTTTCTAAGAATAATTGTTTTTCAGCGTTTTCAGCTTTTTCAGTAACAAGCTGTAATTGACCTTGAAGCTTTTTGTTTTGTTCATTAGCTTCATCAATTTGGTTCTTACCATCTAATAAAGCTTCTTTAATGTTTTCATTAACGAATTCATCGCTTAAGCCTACTAAACGTTTTACTTCTGAAACGATCTTACGAGAACGTGCATTTTCAGTAGCTTCAGCAATTTGTTGTGCAGGAATTGCTTTATCAATATAAAGATCAATATAATTGGAGAGCTGTTCTACTAATGTGTCTTTAAACTTATTAGCTTCATTGTTTAAAGCATTTTCATAAAGCTTTACAAGTTTAACTAATTTTGCACTATGAGCTTCATCGATAGACTGTAAAGCATGTTTAAATTTAGCAGCATGTGCTTCATCAATACGAGAAACAATCTTGTCAAGCTTTTCTGTATGGTCAGCATCAATAGCTTCTAATACTTGCTCGAGCTTGTTTGAATAATCTTCATCTTGTTTAACAAGAGCAGCTTCAACAGCGAGCTGTGTTTTTTCTGAAGCCTTAGCTTCGATTGCTTCAGAAATAGCCTTAAGGGTTTCTTCGGAAAGTAAATCCTTAGTAGCTTCTTTTAAAAGAGTGTTAATGTCTTGGCTCATATATGATAGTTATACTTATATAAAATGATGTTAAAAAACAGGACTAATATCCAGATTTTACTTAGATCCTGTTGAAAGCTTTTTGTCTGCTTCCCGGATACGTTGTTTAATTTTTTCGTTTACTACAACAGTAAGCATGTTATCGGCTTTCTTAAAGTCGTTACGAGCTACATTGTCAATAAACTTTGCGATGTTTTGCTTATTGTTCATATTATTTAATTGAATTGATAAAGTGTATGATCTGCTCTCTTAAATAAAGATCAACATCTTTTTTAGGTAATGATTTGAGTTTACCTTCAAAAGTGTCATATACTTCTTCATAGAAGTTGTTACCTTTGGCTATAAAAGACTTTGACTCTAAAATACCATTAACAAATGCTCCTGGAGCGGATGGATCGGCAACTACGTCAACAGTGATAAGCTTCATGTTCTTAACATGGTTAACACCAGCCCTTTCTTCAAGTTCGCCAAGCGCTCTGGAAGAAACA